AACCATTTCCTTACCCTTAGCATCCTGAAGAATCTCGTTTGATGCGTAAAACACCTGAACGAGTGATGCAATTCCTTTTCCATCTATATCAGTTTTGACATAGCACTCAAATACCTCAATCTCTTGCATTGATGGGTCATCAGTCTGAACTTGGTATGGCTGCTCACCTGCTGAGAAACGAGCCACACGCTCTGGTGTATAAGCCAAAGCATCGCCCATCTGCAAGCCTTCTACTTGCTTCTTGTTAAAGCCCATAGCCATCAAAGTGCTACGAGTTAACATCTGTCTGTGAGCAATGAAAGGAGAATCAGCAATAGTTCTAGCCTTCTTGCTAATCAAGAACTCCTCTGGAGGCACGTTCTCAATCGTAACCTTACCTGAATTTTTCTTCTTTTGAACTACGATGTTATGAGTAGCACCCATAACTGGCATACCCATTGGGTCAATTACTGGCTGACCATTAGGGTCAAATATTGGAAACTCAGTCGTATCTTGCTCGACAATCTCCATGCTCTCATCGCTCATAAGCATAGCTAACTCATCGCTAGACAAGTCGTAGTAACGCTCTTTGGTTATGTCTTCTTTGTCTTCCCAATACGCCTTAACAATGCCGTTCTTCTGTAGCAAGGCATCTTTAAACCAATCGTGCAGGATAGCTACGCCTTCGTTATCCCTTGAAAAAACCCAGTTACAGTAGTCAGTAGCTTGTTTAGCAGTAGGCTCATCCCTTGGGCCTTGTGGCTCAAATACTACGATATTCTCTGAACCTGTAAAGATACGCACTAAGCTCGGTAGCGCACCATCAATGGCCTCTGCTACCTCACCAGTTACGATCTGAGACTTACCCTCGACTTCATTACCATAGGGCTGACGCAAATAGGCTTCTAACGCTTGCTTGCGCTGCTGAACAGTCTCGCTCTCAATAAAGCCGATTGAATCGTCAATCTCAGCTTGTAGTACCGACTTCAAGTCGTTCGTTTCCATGTGCATCCTTTGGAGGGCGACCAAGTTTCGGTCTTGTCGGTAATTGTAACTCTTTTACCACATTTTCCAATAGTTCAATGCGGTTTTCAAGTTCTTTTACTTTTGGGGCTAAATTAGTCCCTTGTCGTTCTACATACATTACACAATCCATTTCGGTGCTGAGTTAATAGGCTTAGACCACGTTGATTGACCTTCATCCAATCCAAGGGCTAAGTAGCGAAAACTGTCACTTCCATGACTTGACCAATCGTGAAGTGGTCTTTCATAGAATATCTTACGCTTCTCATCGTAATCTCTGCGGTAGTTTCTCAGGCAGTTTAATCCTGTCTGGACTTTAGGCACGTTAAACCAGCATCTAGGTAGGATACGTCTAACAGCCTGAATACCATCGTCTAAACCCATTCTAGGGGCTATCTTGACCTCTAATCCTGCCTCCTCAAGCATCTCAAGTCTGCTCTTACCAGTTCCTAGCTCCCTGACTCTTACGTCATGTGGCAGGATATGCTCTGCTTTAAGATAATCATTATCCTTAATCCACTTCACATAATGGTCTAAGCCTACGCCATGATTCTCGTAGTAGTCGATCAATCTAATCTCTGAACCCACTAACTGAGCCACCCAGATACTTGTAGAGTCACCCATTCCTAAGTCCCAAGCAGTAAATGTCCTGCTTATGTCATCCCAAGGAATCTCCTGCATATGCTTCTTATCTTCAAGCTCATTCAGGATTTGTCCATAGTATGAACCCTCTACTGCCGCATCAAAAGAACACTCAAACTCTTGGCGATATTTATCCTCACCCATCTCATTCTTAGCTTGCTTTAGCTCTACGTCATCCACCACCCCTGTCTCTGAGGCTTTGAACTCTAACAATCCCCAGCCATCTTCCTTTTCTGCCCTATCTCGCAGTTCTTTAAAGTGGTTATGGCCTTTAGGTGTCCCAATGAACAGACACCAGCCCTTACGATCTGTCAGAGCAGGTCTAACAATGTCTGTCCATATCTTAGGATTCTGATCTCCCACCTCATCAATGATTACGCCATCAAAGTATTGACCTCGGAGTGAATCTGGATTGTCAGAGCCATATAGCTGAATACGCCTACCCCAGAAGTCAACTCGTAACTCTGAGATGTTGTTAGTACCGCCTAGCGGTGTAGTGTATTTAACGAGATAGTCCCAAGCTACCCTCTTAGCTTGTCCATAGGTAGGAGCAATATAAGCGTATCTAGGTGTCTCTCGTTGGTTTAGCACCGCATCACGGATTAGATGATTTAAAGCAGCAACAGTCTTTCCAAACCTACGATGTGCCACTACTACCGCAAACCTATTTGCTTCTAGTAAGTCGTGAACCTTGATCTGGTGTTCCCTTGGTGCGTAAGGGATTTCGATTACTTCGCCCATGTAACACTAATCTCAATGGGCTTATTGTCGCTACCTGTATGCTCTGTTCTAGCCAACTTAGGTGTAGCGTATTCTGCTAACTTAGCCAACATATCTAATGCTTTGTAAGGGTCTGGGCGAATCTGCTTTAGCTCATCTCCCTCTGCTACTAATTCTAGCCACTTAGAGACGTTATCAGCGTTATCCTCTAGTAGGCACTTAACTGTCTCTCTAAACTCGCTAGTGACCCGATTAACCGCCCCCTTGGGTCTTCCCTTACCCCTATTGGTTAAGTTTTCGGATTTTCCTACCTCTAATTTATTCATTTTGTTTGACTCCTCTAGGGTTGGTCAAGTTAGTATCTGCTCACATTAAGCAGATTAAGTATATCACTTACCTTTGTAGCGACCCATTTTTTTGGCAGCTTCTGAAATTGCAATAGCAATGGCTTGCTTGGGATTCTTAACGACTTTACCGCCCTTACCAGAGTGCAGTTCACCCTTTCCAAACTCGTGCATGACATTAGCCACCTTAGCTTTACCAGCCTTGCTCATTTTAGGAGTTTTCATTAGACCACCTGAGTGATTGAAATATCAACAGCAGTACCACCACGGATAACTGCTACTTTATCACCGCCATTAACTTTAAAATAACCAACAGAACTAGGAGGCATCATTGGGCTTGTTGTCAATGAAGCTGTTGGGTTTGAGCCAATCTGAAAGTGGCAATGTGCTGTGCTACCTGTAGCCAAACGAACGATTGTGCAACCAGCATCAAAAGCATTTGACTGAACGCTAGAAGCGGAAACAGTCAGAACTTGAGTTGTGCCAACTTCAAAAATCTGGGTCAATTGACCATTATCGTCACGAACTAATTTACTCATTTAAATTCTCCAGTTATTTACCATTTAACTTTATTTGCCCAATATGCCGCACTCATCTTGCCTTTGGCAATATTTTCCGCATGACGAGCCTTAAACGCTTCGTTACGCTTCGTGCCGTCAGGAGAACCCTTTACGCCTTGCTGACCAAAACGAATCAACTTTACATCCTCACCAGACTTCGCTAAAACAGCGTGAGACTTGGTTGGGTGGTTAGGAGTAGCTTTGGGCTTGTTATAGCCAGAAAACTGCTCTGAGCCTCGTTTAATCACTTCTTTTTAGCAGTCTTAGCTGCTTGCTTAAACGCATCCGCAGTAGGCGCACCCTTCGAGCCAACTTTACGCATACGCTCTGGAGTCTTACCAGCCGCCTTTTGCGCTTCGATGCGTTTTTTCTTTGCATTGATATTGGCATATAGTCCCATCATTCCAGCAGATTGTTGGTTAGTCGTTCCCATATTCATCTCCCATATCACTAGACATATTTTCTGACATTTTCTCGGAATCATCAGTAATTGGGCCACCAGTTACCCAAGCACTACAAGTTCTCATAGAAGCACACTTAAAGTCCCAAATCTCGCAGTAACCTAAGTCGCCAGCATCAATTACAGCCCATGCGTCTGTCTCTGTGTCGCCAGTTTTTAAGCCAGATTCAATGCAATCTAACATTTTTGTGGTCTGAATGAAAGCAGCACAGTTACCGCAACGAGACTTTTTAGCTTGCTCTGGTGAGTTTCTCCAGACTTTAGAGATTTCACGCCAGTAATCCATATTCTGTTCGTTAGGATTCATCGGGCCATAGTTAGCTTTATCAATGGCTTTTTGACGATTCTCTAGGTTTATAGATACATCGCCTGTTGCTACTGGACACGCCTCACCATTTTTCTCTTGGCTTTTAATCTCAATCTCAATTTTTACTGATGGCTCAAGTAGTCCAGACATAGCTATCCCTGTGGAGTTTGTACCATTATCTCATAAAAAAAAAGAGAGTACAAGACTCTCTAAAAACTCAATGGCAACTGAGTTAACCTATTTTAGCAACTTTCCTAGCGTTTCGTTTAGCACAGTCATCTCTGTATGCTTCATAACTGACCAAATACGCTTTTGCCCATGAATACCATTAAATGAACCCTGATGGCAGTCCTTGCATAGCGGAATACAAAGATATTGTTGGTGTTGTTCAATGTGGTGAGCATCTGATGGCCCAGATTGACCACACACCCCACATGGCAATTCTTTAATCCTTGCTAGGTGTAGACGCTCACGAGCATTTGGCTTATTGTTCATTTTTAAACTTTAGCAATATAAATGACCAAACAGCACCACCAGATATTTTAGCTAAAAACTGAAATGCAATAATTTCTGGCATCAAAACACCAAATGCAATAGTTGGGAAAAGTAAAGAATCTATTGCAGCACCAACTGTATTTGAAACATTTGCTCGTTTAATCCATGAGCCTGTGGTTTTTACAAATATAGCCCAATCTACTAAAGCCGCTACCAAAAATGATACTGCAGAAGCTATCGCAATCATTTCTGCCGCAGGGTTTAGCAAATACGTCAAAGCACTTGTTCCTAAAATCAAACTACCCATTTGCCATGTTTTAAGCCTGACATGAATCCAATCTCTAAGTGTTAAATCAAGACCTATTAGAAAAAAAGAATTTACTGGACTTATTGATGGCCCAAATGTAGCGACTAAAAGGTTGGCAGCAACCATTGCCACAGCATAAATAATTAAAGCAAAAATCATAAAAGTATTTCCTGTTCCATTGGTTGATAAAAATTCCATCTTGATGGTGCGTTATGCGCCTCAATCCTAGAACGCATAACTTGCGCCCTTGCTTCTTTGGTGGGTGGAGGATAATTTCCATTTTTCCACTTCACATCAATTCCTACATTTCTTCCGATATTTGTGCTATCAGCAGATGCAAATGGTAATTTTGTAAAGATTGCTGGGTCTAACATTCGTAAACCATGCAATTTACAAATCGGTCTGCCCATGTCATCACATAGCACACGCATTGCTTGACCTATTTTTATCCACCAATTTTGTGTACCTATAGTTGCAAATTCTCCCGAACTGCCAATGCAAACCCTGACATATGTGTTTGCTAGTTGCTCAAGACGCTCAAGCGATTCGTGCATATGCCAAACTGGTGCGCCAAACCATGTTGGTAATGGACAGTCTTTTAGCAAAGCATCGTTATCTGCCTCGTTGCCATCAATTACGTCAGGAATTACTGCAAAATCGCATGATGGAACACGTTTAACTTCTAATGCCCAATCGTAAAATGGTTGCCAATCTTTTATTGGCTCACCTGATTTCCATGCTGAAAAAGCTCCATTATCTAAAGCAAATGATTGACTTACTTCAACTGCTATTGCAAGTTGTGAAGAATGTGCATAGGAAATAAAAGCATGACCACACTCAATTGCTTTGACACAGGCGGTAGATGGATTAATTACTAAGCCGTGATAGTGAATCATTTATTTTTGGCGATTAGTTTATCTAAAGCAGTTTCAATGCTATTTCTAACCCCTAACCCCATCTCCATTACTTTAGTTATTTCCTCAATTGTCAGACCCACTATTTCATGTTGTTTTTTCTCTACTTTGGCGACACGTTTTGTTGATGTGTCGCTTCTTGCCCGAATAGCAACGGCAGTATTCCAATTAAGTTGTTTTTCAGCAATCCTTGCACATTCCTCACGTTCAATCTGAACAGCCGCTTTTGTAGCCTCTGCTGTCCAATGGTATGGCTGACCTTGCGCTTTAAGAATCTGCTTACCAAGATTGCTTTGCCTTTCTACTTGGTTAAAGGCTTCGTCTTCCTCTTCTGTCCAATCAGTCATGTTTTCACCTGTAATGAGATAGGAACATAGATGCAAGCCTTGTCTTTGCTGTTAATGACATGGACTGTCGTTTTATGCTTAGACAATGGCCTTTTGCAGTTTGCACACTTTGCATCTGGATGAGATGGTTTGCAATTAAGTATCATTCTACGTATTCTTCTGTATATTTGTAGTTCTGCTTATGCTCTCTAAAACGCATAGCAGCTTCGATCTCTAATTCTTTCATCTGCTCGTCAGAAAACAAACCAACTACATCTACTTTGTCAAACCAGACTTCAATGATTGACTCGTTGTAAGTTCCATCTTCATCAGACTCGTATTCATAAACAACTTTAACAATTTCGCTACCTTGGCCTGTTGTTGTATCAAATTCCCATGTACTCATTTTCTTAATCCTTAAAAGTACCCTTGCGAATTGCTTGGGCTGACGCAAGTATAGCAAAGTAAACAAAGTATTTACTAGGTGTTTATACCTACTCAGTAGTTTTTACGCCAACTCGCTCACTAGCTTGCTCTGATCTCCAGATGTCAGCCTTCATCTGGGCAGCAGTCAGCATCCACTTTAAAGTTTCCTCTTTCTCGATAGCAGCCATCAGACCTTTGAGTAGATCAGCGTATTCGATATGGGCGTAGGCTTCTCGCTCTTGTGCAACGGCAGAATCTATCCCTTTGGCTAATGCTTCCTTCATAAGCAAAGCCTTCTTTGTTTTGCGAAACTCCTCAAGGTAGATTCTTTGTGCTTTAGCTTCGGCATATTTGCATGAATTTTCAATGATAAATTCGATGGCTTTGTAGGGTGCTTTCATTTAATCTCCACAGAAGCAAGAAATAGCTTCTTCATCTTTGTCAAACATATCAGTTTGCTCGGCAGCGTATTTATACATTTGTGCGTAAGTAGGCCTGTCAATAGCAAAGAACTTTCCATCGCCATCACATCTTTTTGCGGCTTCATCCTCTTGTTTAATCCACCACAATGCCCTTTCAGGTTTTTCTGTTATCAGGCTAAGAATCTGAGATTTAGGCTTCAACATACACAAATCACAGTTTCCATGCATTGTTTTGCCATTTATGTTGGGCAATTCCAAGTCAAATGCTTGGCTATTCCAAAAATTACCAACCTCTTTTGATGAAACATTATTTGGGACAAGTGGCATACAAACTGTTTCATTTTTATTTTCAGGATGTGGGTTAGCTCTAAATTTAGCTACCCTTCTTGGCTCATCTGCCCTTATGCCAATAAATGAATCCCATTCAGTCCATCCCAATAATCTTAAATATCTGTGCATTGTTCTGGTTTTCATTTGACTTGAACAATATCTAGACCTTCCATTTGGCAAAGATGGTTGATAAAAATTTATCACCGCCTCAAATGGCTCACCATTACGGCTTGCAGTTTCAAAGTTAACGACTTTAGAAATCTTTTTATTGTTTTCTATTGCAAACTCTAACCAAGTAATTTCCACATTCCAACGCTTTGAACACTCATTGACAAACTTTAAGGTAGCTTCTTCTTCTTTACCTGTGTTGCAAAAAATAACCTTTGCTTGACTTGGTAGGCTCATTTGGTGAGCCTCTAAAACTTTGTAAAGCATAAAAGCAGAAGTTCTACCACCAGAAAAACTAATGCAAGTCGGCTCTGTTACTTCGTAAGGATTCACTTGACTACTCCGATCATTCTTATTGCGGCCTCAGGGCTATCTATTCTTGCCAAGGTACTACCAGACCAATTCTCAAAAAAGTCGGCTTGTAGCTTTGTTAAACGCTTTTTAGAGTCTGTTTTTATTTCAACCAGAAAAGTGTGATTCTTGTAGCCAACTAGCAAATCAACAGGTAGGCCAATAATCCAGACATATGCGCCAGCGGCTCTCAGGGCTGAGACTATCTGCTCTTGGTTTGCATCAACTCTTGCGGCTCGTCTCATTTTGAATCCTGTTCATGCGTTGTCTCAAATCCAAAGTAGCGTACACGCCTCTGATTCGTTCCAAGTCCCCTAACACACCCTGCCACCAACTTAACGCTTTCTTTGAGCCATTCGTCAATTTCTTGGCTTGGTAGCGTCTGAGCCACTCTTGGGCTTCTGAGTCCTTGAAGTGTTCTAATTCTTGTGGTGTCATTTGTAGGCCAATGAAAGTTCATTAAAAAACCTCTTTGTCGTCATACCATTGAGAAACAGTCTTGACCTTTAGTTCTGGTAATTGTGCTGCTCTTGGCTTTGCATCGCTTTCCCATTGATGAAAAGAGCATTTAGGCTTGTCAATCTTTACTGTCCACCAGTTATTACATCCACCAACAGAACATAAATTTGTGTCAAAACTAGACTCAACTTGCTGATTCTTGAAATTAGTTAGCGCCATGATATTTTCCCTCTACGATTTTTGCAAAATTGCTTGGCTTCAAAATCCACTCTAAATCCGCAGTAAATGCCCTTCCATCTTTGCTATTGACCTTTCCTGTCAAAAACTTAGATGCTCCAATGTGTTGGAAGAAGTCTGCAAACCAAGTAAGAATGTCGCCAGCAGTAATGTCTTTTTCTTTTGACAGCTCGATAGCTACCTCACGCCATCTCTGTCTCAAGTATCCCTGTCTAGCAGAATTCCATACCTCTACCTTTCTCAGAGTAGGTAGATACTTGTGATACATATCAATGACTGACTGATGTTCACATTTTGGAATTTTTGAGTCTTCAAGTTCACCGCTAGGTGGACATATATATTTATCTGCCTCTTTCTCTGTCTCTGTCTCTCTCTCTGTCTCTGGGATAGCAGGTTGCTTGCTTTCTGATAGCACTATGCTAGCAACAACAAAGAAATTGTTATCAATCAATGGCTTAACACCATCTTGATATTCTTTTGGAGTAATGTGTAATCGAAAGACTAGCTCATCTAGTGAGCCATCAAAAATACCATCTTTTGATTCACTCGCTAGCAACCAGAGTAATGGTGCTATCGCTTTGCTAGCAATAGGCAAGCGCATGAATTTTCTGTCGTTTAACAGATCACGATGTAGTTTTATCCATGGAGGGCATCTGTCTTTGTAATGTTGAAAGACGGCCCAGTTTTTAGGCTGTAAAAGCATATTTGTCTCATGTTCCAATTCTCCCAGAAAGAAACTGCGGCAGGAGGGGAGACTTCTCTTTTCGATGGGGTAGCTACCCCCCATCTAGCCGTGTTTCAAAACATTGTATCAGATACTTTGGTTACTCGTTATTCCATCAGTAAAGTAAGAATTACCTTTGTAAATCCTAGCAGCCTGTTGCTTCATAACCCTGTACTCATCTGATGTAAAGATACCCTTGGCATTACGCCAATCAAATGGATTGTTCTTGTCCCAAGGCTTTTCTTCTTTAGCTTCTTTAGGTGCTTCAATCATGTAGTCTGCTAGGGTGTATTTGGCTAACCATTTATTGCCTTCTTTGACTTTATCTGTGGTCAATTTACCTTGGTAGCGTAGCTTCTTTGCTGTTGACAGAACTGTCTCTTTTGTCATCCCTGTTTTCTCTACTATCTCCCTCGATGTGAGTGAGCCGTTTTGTAGTGCTTGTATTACTTGTAGTTGAGTCATTGAACCAGTCTGGCCTTAATTCTTTTAGTTGATAGATGCGTAATGGAGGGATTGTCTTCCAATGG